TCATTTTCCAATTTTTTCTCCCTCGCTTACAACCAGCGTGTTTGAACAACCAGCAACAGCTGAAGGAAAGCGTATAACCGCTATCCAGCCAACCTCAACATCGAAAAACAATCGCACAACAGAAACATTTTCTCTTGTTTTGAAAAGCCGTTTTCCCTCGGAACGAGCTATTGCCAAAACATCACCTATGTCTTTAAGCTTTTCTTTGTCATCGCGAATAACCAGAGCTTTGTCAAGCATCGTTGCGGCTAACCTCCCTTAAAGTGCCGTCGGCATTCCATAAGAAGGAAAGCGTGAAAAGAAGCATTGCAACCTCATAAGCTTTTAAAGTTGCCAGTGTTCCGTTTACATTCCAAGCAAACTCCAGCTTGGTTATTCTTCTTCCAGTCGGCGGAGCCATAAGGTCGCATAGGGCGCTGTGAATCGCCTTAAAAGCCTCTTCATATCGTCCATAAGGAACAGTCTGGCTCATGCCATCACTCTCGCTATTTTGTATCTGCTTAAATGACTTGTCTTGCTACGCAGATCGTAAAGATAATCCGCTAAAAGTGGCGTTTCTCGTCCAAGTTCTATTGTTATTTCAAGAGTCTGTGTTTTAGCGTCAACGTGATATTCAACGGCTAATATCCGATAGTCGGCATTTACATTCTCGTTTGGCAATGCTACATGAATCTTGTCGCCAGGCAAAAACGGAGAATTTCCATAGTCTATGACTGTGCTTCTGATTGTCAAGTTTTCCGCAGGGTCTTTCAAGTATGCTAATAAAGCATTGGCTCGTAAGGCGCATTCGTTGTCGCTGTGAAGCTCCTCATCAACTTCTACAAGTTCTCTTAAGCCGTAGGCGTTTTGGCTTCCGCTGTCTTCTTGGATGCTACTGTATCTACATCCGCCGAAAAATAAGGTGTCAATCCACATGGCACGGGTCTGTTGCTCACCGCCAGCATAAAATCCAATCCATTTGACCATTTTAATTTGAGTCCAGTCGAACTCTGATTCTACGTCAACCCATTCTAAAGCGTTTTTTGAACCTATTTTTAGGTCTATTTTATGCCATTTTTGGTCGTTGGCAATTTTCTCATATTTGTCAGCAGTCTTTCCCATAGCATCGCATAATCTTATTTTGATGTTGCCGTCACAGTATTGGGCTAAAGCCATGTAAAGACTTAAAACTGGATAAAGCTCAGCATTTACTTCCTTTCCAGAGTTCAACGTAAAAACGGGAACAGCATATTCAGCAACTCCAGTTATAGTTTTTATGCTATAAGAACCCTTAACCTTGCTTGTTGCGTCTAGACTTATGGTGTTTTCAGGTTGCTCCACGCTCCAAGAGCCATCTGTGGGCGTTAGGCTTTCAGTCCAAGCATCTTTATCCAAAGGTGCACTCTTATCAGCAGCTCCATAAACTGTGATTTTGTTTCTAACCCTATGAATGTCTTTGCGATATTCGCTGACTTCAATTTTTTCTGAAAGGCTTAAAGACGAAGTTTTGCTTAAGCGTGGGAAAAACTCAAATTTAGCATCTGGAGCTATGCGAAAATCATAACCTATAACACCGTTCTTATCCGCAGATGCTGCAATGTATTTGAGAATGTCAAACACCGGCGTGTTTTCATACTCAAGTTTCGTGTAAGTCGTGTCTGTGTCTTCAATAAGCTCTGTTCCGCCTCGATTGTGGCTTAAACCAACATAATAATCGATTAAGTCTTTGACTATTTCCTCGCCCTTCTTGTTTTCATATGTTTTGGTTACAGTACGGCGGAAAAGCCGTTCACCCCAGCATCGTCCAGAAACCCGAAGATAATTCTCTGTTGACGTGGATTCATACTTGACAGCTTCAACACGGCAAATGATAATCTGCGGGACATTCAAGCCTCTGCCAATGCTTATACTTCCATCCATACCAACGTTTATGGGATAGGAGCCACCTAGACTATACTTTTTATCCCAATTTTGAAGCAGAATTTCAAAGCTGCTGACCTCGTTTGTGCAGCCCAAATGCACTTTACAGTCGATAATATCGCCTTGCGGCGGCGTTACCGAACCGAATACAATAGCCATTTTTGGAATGTCTATACTCAATCTTCAACACCTCTTCTATACAACTCATCTTCACCAGCACGGCGAACACTGCGACTACGTTCTGGCATTTCAGCCACAGCCTCATTGAAGCTTTGCACAGAAGCGGTTGCAGCATTCATTTGCGAAGCAAAATACCACATGGCTGCAGCAGCTGCAATGATAACAGCGATGCCGACTCCTGTTAAAGCAAGAAAAGTTGCATAACTAATGTTTAATGAATTTTGTGCAGCAGTCGCAATCCAGCATGCAGCAGCATAAATTTTTTGGGCTATGGCTACGCCCCCACTTGTCCGCATAAACATTCCCATAACTGACACAACCATCATTACACTGTTGAAGACACGTGTCTGTTCAGAATTAAGTAAGCCAAATTGGTGAGCCAAATGTCCAACAACTGTTCCAGTAGCACCCAAGCCGGCAACAGCGGAACCCAAGCTTTTAATCCTCATACTTAATGATTCAGCATCGTTTTGAACCCTTCCAAACTCGTGGCTTGCACGATTCACAGCTCTAATCGTAATTGCTATTTCACGAAAACTCATTCTAAACCAGCCTCCCTCTTCGCTGTGTCAATAGCTTCACAGATTAGCTGTTCAAGCCTCGGCAGATGCTCTTGAACTGCTGGATCAAGATATGGCTTTGCCTTCATGAACCGCGTTCCAAGCTCAACAAATAAGGCGTAAGTAGCTTCTACACCGATTTCAGCAATCCATTCTTGAATTTTTGCATAAATTGAATTGCGTAAAAAGCCAGTTCTCACAGGAACAAGCTGTTTAGCCAAAGCCTTGACATTTTCAACCCAAATTGTCAATTGTCTATGCACATGCTGCTGCATGCCGCCGTCAAACTGTTGTATGGCCGTTTGAAACTTTTCAATTCCTTCAGTGTCATATGCTATTTCGACCGCCATTTTGCTTCACGCTCCATCTTCACTCTTTCCTCCTCTGCTTGCCTATCCATCTCGTTTAGAACAATGATAAACTGTTGGATTGTTTTGGCTGATTGCCGCTGAAGTTGTCTTGGTGTCCAGCCGAATTCTTTGCAGAGTCTAAAGTCTGTGAGGGTTTGGTTTGGCTTTTGTCTTCGGATTGCATGGATAAAAAACGTTGTTCTTCAATGCTGACACTGTTAAGCCTATTCACGATTTGGCTGAAGAGTTCTCCAAGCTCAACTGGTATGCCATTATCTTCGCTTAACAACCTTTCAAGATTTATGGGCTTATGTGAAGGTTGCTCTCTCAAACTTGCAATAATAGTTTCGGCTTGTATAGCTATGAAGTCGCTATTAACAATTTGACCAGTGAGCGGATGATATTTCGTGTATTTCTGAATTATGCGACTGCGTTTAGCCCAGCTAATTTCACAGAAAACATAACGCCCAGCATATTCTTCTCCAAATCTTTCATCAAGCGCCAAAACCTCTGTTCGCATTTTAACCATTCACCTTTTCAGCTTATGGTCAATCCTTTAGCCACAAAGCTCGTTTTGCAAGAAACCAAATCCTCAATACGTGTAGGTGTGGACAAATCCTCCCATTTGCAGCCACTAAAAACAGCCTTGTAAGCTCCGCCTAAACCAAACTCCAAGTCAAAAGACAAATCGTTAATTATGTCTTCAAACTCTTCTTTGCTTTCAAACTCGAAGGTTATTTCTCCTGTTAGGTTGCGGTGTCGGTAAGGCAAATACTTCAGAATGTGTCCGCTTGTTGTGCGTATAACGGGCACTTGTTTGAGGTTGTTTTCTATTGTGAATTTCCAGTCTGATACGCGGTCAAGAGTTGTTGTGCCTTTTTTGACGTAGCTTTCGTAGAAGGCAACAGCACCAGCATAATCTGCATATGTCGCTCCAGAAATTTTGGAATTTCCAACAACCAAGTCTTGCCCAACTAATTCAGCTGTTGCCTTAATAACATCCTCTAAGCTGCATTCAACAGTTACCTTTTGAAATTTGCAACCTTTATACAATAGCGAAATTATGTCAGTTGCTGATGCAAAACTTCCCTTGTAATATAGCATTTGAATACTTAATGACTTGTCAAGCTCAACCTTGGCATACTGCAAAAAACCTATAGGCGCATCACTTGGCAACGGAAACACTGTTTTAAGACTCGGCTCTCTCAAGCCTCGCTTTATGGTTTGAAAATCAACAGAGCCCACTCCTCTGACTTTAATGTTGTTTGGGCTCAGCGAAGGGTCTATGCTTTCAGCTGGAACACCTAACATTGAAGGATTTGCAGGTGTTTCACCATAGCTTGTTTCTTCCACATAATAGATTCGGCTTTCATGTGCTCCATACGTACTGACCATTTTCTATTTCTCACGCTCCAATGTCCTCAAAGGACCATGATTTAAGATGGAATTCAGTGTGGAAAATGAAAGGTTTAGAATAAACACGGTCTGCATCACGAAAACTTACAACATCCAAATAGACTATGCCATTAACTGTAACCGTGCAACTTGCATAATCACAATAAAGAATGGCTTCATCTATCCCGTTACTATGGTTTGTTGTTCTCGCAAGAAGCCAAACATACCCATCATCATTCACATAATCTGCCAAATTAGACGAAAGCACAATATTAACTGTCTCATCAGCCTCACCAGCACCACTTTGGGCATTCTGCCATGCTTGAGCCGTGCGATTCCAAACCTTAACTGTCACGCCATTGCCAGCAGAAGCAACACCATACCCCTCAAAAGTTAAGCAAATCTTCCTTACAACCTCTTTTCTACTTTCAATTTTAAAACCAAAAAGCATCATGGCGAAATCGCCTTCACCCAGAGATTGCTTAGAAAATCGCTGGTCGTCACTGTACCAAATCATCTGATACTCATCATTGCCCAATTCAGTCCAGCTTTCATGTCCAGGCACGAGCTCTATGGGGGCTTCAGCATGGTAGGCTTCATGCATATTAGTCGCTAAACCTATTCCAGTAAAATCGTAGAGAGTTTCATTTGGCTTGTTGCGATTCTGCCTTACAATGCGATTGACTTCGCATACTATTCTGTTTCGCATAAGCCTATCAGTAGCCCAAACATTTACGCGTAAGTTGCTGACGCATCTGCGAGTTCTTCCACTCAATTCGACTTTCGTGTCGCTGCTTTCGCTTAATCCTACAGTTACTTGTCCATCATAATTTTTGAAAAGTTCGCGGTCATACCATTCTCGGCTAACGTGAATATTTGCTGTTGCCCCTTCATCCTTAACAATATGCAGGTTCTTGGTCAAAAGCCTAACAACAGTGTCCACGGAATTTTCTGCTTCGCTCATGCCTTAATCAGCCTCCTGCAATTAGCCCTAAAATAGGCAGTTTCACCATTGAAATCCAAAGCTTGAACGCCTAAAACTTCATAGTCTATGCCCTTGCGGCTTATTTTGTCACCATGCCTCAAAGGCGTGAAAGTGTACATTGTGAAATAATCGTTTATAAAATAGCCTGGCTCTATCTGGACTTCTTCTGTGCGGGTTAGTGAAACTATGGCTTTTATGTCTATTGCTTCACCGTAGCTTGTCTGTTCTGCTACTTCTATTATAGGGTAAAGCGTTACATTTTCGCCTTTTGAATGTAGAATTTGCGTAAACCTTGTCATTGGAGTTTCATAATTCAGGTGGAGAAGCCCAAGCCAGCACACGGTTGCCATAGCCTTCTTGTTTTCCACAGAGCTGTAGTCTGCACACTTGACACCCCAATACATGAACTCTTCTTGATGCTTGCTAATTATTTGCTTGCTGAACTCTAAACTCGGCTTGTCATGATTCTTGCGAATTTTAGTCAAGATTCCGCTTGTAACAACATCATAATAGTTGCAAGCAGGACAACGAGAAACCACATCTAAATAGCCACTCCAGCAAACTGCAGGGTTATAGGCTGGATACTGTGCAGAAGGCTTTATGGCGTTTAGGAAGCTGTAGACTCTCTGAACCGAGTGACTCCAGCCCTCATAATTGTATAAGCCAAGCAAGGCATACGCAAATACATCATCATAAATTATTGTTTCATTTAAGCCAACACGATGCCAATCTCCGTCTCCATTAGGCGGCGAATCATAATATAAGTGAAAGGTTTCAAAACCCGAACGATAAAAGCCTATTGCATCAGCTATCATTGATTCGTATTTGCTCTGATTTGAAGGGTCAAATTCCCATAACAGTTTCAAGCCAATAAGCCCATAAAGACATTCAACATCCATCTGCTGAAGCCAAGCATCCGCAATTGTGACGGCTCGAGCGAAGCCGCCGTAATATTTGTCGTGAATGCCAAGTTCGCTTGGTTTGTGCTGCATGTTGTAAAGGAATGTGGCACATGCAAGCTTTGCAGAATTTAGATATGAAGAATTGTCTGTTAATTGGTAGGCTTTTATTAGCGATGGGATAATGCGGCAAGCGTCAACACTGTAATAGTACGTGCTGCTTTCGGTGCTCTTGAATCCACCACAAGCAAGTTTAGCCTCCTCTGTGCACTGTTGAGTTAGAATCCAATCAGCAAGGCTTACTATTTTGTTGTTGATTTGTGTTCTTCGACCTTCGAACTGTGAATTAGAATAGGCTTCGCAGAGAAAGTCAATAGCGAAGGCTGCTGCAAAGGCTGCTTTGCCAAATTCTGAATCAGGCTGGTTAGGCGGAATAACGTAAACGTATGGTGCATAATCCATGACGAACTGGTAGTAAGCTTCTGGAACTGCTGTCATCCGCCTCAAACACTCCTTAAAATTGGTTGTTTCAAATTGTTCAGAATGCGTTCCAATTCTGCTTGTAAAACATCTAATGGCGGAGCTTTATCCAGCACGTTTACGTTTTGGTCTCCTATGCTGAAGCTTAAGCCAACTGCAGAACCACCAGTCAAATAGCAAATGGCGTAAACAGCAGCCAATAACGTAATGAATTCCTTCTCAGCATCACTGCAGTCAACATAATCTACTTGTTTGCTAAGCTCAAGACTAAGCGTGACTTCAGCCCGCTTAATCATCTTCAAAATTTTATCGTCTGAAATGTCTGTTACGCTTATGTTTATTGTGTCACGCACATCATCAACAGACACGCTTGCCAAACAGCCATGCACCTCGCTTAAAAATGAAAAAGAAGGCAAATTTAAACAATTTTCACAATAAAAAAGAAGAAAACAAAACTGTTTATAATAAAATCCTAATCAAAGTCGTTTTTTACAAAATAACATTTCTATATCATCATATTAGGAGACAGCGTTGCCTTTTCCTTTTATCATGTAGCAAGGTCAAGATTATACTGATAACTCCTAAAGTTCCTAATGCGCTTACTATCAAAGTTTCTGGAATTACAATTTCGTTGGATGTTGCTTTTATTGCGATTATGTCTGTTCCGTTTCCACGCAAATGTCCACCCGAACCCTTAAAATATGCTTGAACACCCCATTCGCCCTCAACTTGTGGCGCAAAAGAACTTTGAGCATAATAAATGAGGTCGCCATTTTCGTCTGGATATTTTGTGCCATTACTCCAAACTGGAACGTCAACATCTTCAAAGGCTATTGTGTCATTTGGATATTTCCAAACAAATGTGACATTGGTTATGGTAGAATCGGTTGTGCCTGCTGTCGCAGTAATTAATGTTTCAACAAACGCCTCTACACCATGATAATCAGTGGTCACTGCATAGCCAGAATTAAGCGAACTCCAGCCAGCATTAGCGCATGAGATAGGCAAAAGCATGAACAGAACACATACTATTACATATTTAATTCGCATTTTTCAGCCTTCTCCATTAGAAAGATTATTTGCGACTCATATAAATGGTAGACGAATATACGTATAGAACTTTCCACTAGAATTGTGTTCTATTCACATTTTCACTTTTAAGGTGTTACAACCTCATATTCATCTTCACTACGTGGGCCTATGCCCAGCTCAACTGCATGTTTAATCTGGGTCAAATCCCAAGCATTTTTGCCTTCCAGTTTGCCGCCCGCATAGCTTTGGAGTATTTTTACGCCTTCCACATCTATTGCCACTTGATTGCCAGAAGCTAAAATCACATTAGGCTCACGTAATTCTCCTTTCGCTGGACCACCAGTTATGAACACTTTTCTCGCATCCATTATGATTAGGTCAGGCTTGATGACTAGGCATAGTTCTGCAAGTTTCTCGCAAAGATGCTTAGCGTGAAACGTTATTTGGTCAAAGAAAGGCTTAACTAATCCCATGGAAAGTTTTATTGCTCCAGTGTATTCTGCTGCATGATGCGTCTTAATAAGTGGGGCATAAACGATTTTGTCTACTTGAAAGGCTTCTTTTGCAAGCGAAACCTTGTGCAAGTATTTACCACCGTTAACTTTAACCCTTCGCCAACCACCCCAATCAAACAGCAATCGCCAACCATCCTTCCCAAAAACCCTAACCTCAGCACCAGCCTCTTCACCAACCTTAACAATGCCAGCCTGCTCCAAAACTTTGCGACTGCGAAGAAAAGCGGTTCTCTCTCCAACAATAACTTTGCCAGCACCAGCTTCACAGAGTATTTCTATTATTGTTTTTATGAATTGTGGGTCGCTTGAGCCTGGAAACGGGTCAGCAGTATTGTAGTTGGGCTTTAACAGTATTGTATCGCCTTTGTGTACAATTTTCTGGATTCCTCCGATGAGTGAAACGGCAAGCTCTATTGATTCTCGCAAATCGCCCTTATAACTGACTTTGCTAACAAGTGGATGCCCATCATTAACAAATAGGTCTTGCTTCATTCATTTTCACCCTTTTCGTTACATAGGCAATTGCAAGCATTGTTAAAACTATGAATATTGGCAGCATTATGCCTAATGAGAATTCAGGAACTACAGTGTATGCTGAGACGTCTGTTCCATCTATGGTTGCGTTATTTTCCATTTTGTCATAGGCAACGATTTTGAACTTCACGTATGTTCCCTCTGACTGTCCTGGAATTGTGGCATTATAGAGATGTAATGTTAAATTGTAGTCCATAGATATTGGAGTCCATGTTTCACTGTTGTTCAGACTGTAGTATAATGTGGCGTTTTTCACTCCGCTTTCAGCATCAATAATGCATGCTGAAACTTTCACTGGCTGGTTTGGCAAAATGTTGTCTGCTGGCTCTTTTGAAAGATTAGTTATTAACGGTGCATTATTATCTTCACTTAATGGTATTGTGAAATTCACTACTGCGCCTATTCTGTCACTATAATCATAAGCAGGATAAGTATAAACTGAACCAGAAACTAATCCCTCCGCTTCTATGCTCACTGCGTAGATTCCAGCACAATCAGCAATAAGCGTCCAAGTTACAGTTGCAATTTCTCCAGACTGCAAAGAGCCCATGCCCAATGTCTTCTTCAGGGTTTCACCTTGTGCAATGGTTAGGTTGGCTGGTAATGTTATTGTTGCATTGCAGTGAGAAGCTGGATAATCAGAAAATGCATTTGGAAGTGGTTGCGGATAAGTTATTGTAACGTTTATTTGAAACGGTATTTGCGGCTTGATGTAAGCGGGTGCAGAAACTTTTATGTCCCAAGGCGAAACATAAAGAGTCCAGTTGTCCCAATATGCCCAGCGGTCAATGAAAGCAGTGTAATTCAAAGCCATGTTTGGACCACCATAAGCTCCTCCCCATGTTATATTATTCCATGGATCATGCAGAAAAACATGAGTTTCATTATAACCAACCGCAACACGATAGTGTGTTGAATGATGGTAGCCACTGTACCACATCAACAGAATTAGAGGTTTATCTTCGTCTATGTAGCCTTTGAGTTGAGCTAAACTCATTTCTTGATTTTCAAATGCTGCATAACCCAACTTGCGTAATGTATAGCCAGTAATGTTTTCAGGCATTTCTGTGCCTTTTGAAGTGCTAATATTGCTGAAATGGGCAGCTCTAACCATTTCGTCAGTATAGGTTACATATGGAAGTGTTCTTGCTGCGTCTGCAATTTCGTTTTGGCTGATGTTTTCGCCATAATAGTCGAAAACCATTGCTAAGCATGCTGGACCACAATAATAGTCTGTATCTTGATAATAGAATGGAACAGGGATAAAATGCGCTACGTCAACCATTTCCAAAGAAAACGAGTGCAAAACATCCGCAACAAGGTTTACAGCCAAATTGATTGATTCGCCGCAGCGGTTCACAAAAAGTGGATTATCCCAATCGTAGCTTTGGTTCATCCAAACGCATGTGAATTCTCCATTATCGCCGAATGTTGTGTTGTAGGCAAGCGTTAAAGCGGCATCGTAAGCGGATATATTGCTCAACAAGCCATCAAAGGCAAGGTAAGCGTTAAAATCGTCATAATAACTGTTAGTGCCTTTATTCACTTCCTCTTCATAATCGCTGTGAATAGTCTCATCTTCTGCTCCCCAATCTGTGCCAGCGCCCATTACATGCCCAAAAACAGCCATGTCAGCAATATAATGCGTCACAGCGCCAAGCATTTTAGAAGCATTAGCCAAGTCGCCATTTTTAAAATAGCTAACGGCCGCGTCATATCTGGTTTGGGCTTTGACTGCTGAAGCATCATCCTGCAAAGAACCATCATTGTGATAATACACATGATGTTGCAATGAATCGCCGAAACCTCCTTGATTAGTGGGTCTATCAGGCAGCTCTGTTCCATAAAGATAGGCTGCTAAGTGGTTGAGAATGAATTGTTTCTCTAGGTCTGGCAACCAGTCTAAGGCGTGGTGTGCAATCCAATCATGTGTTCCATAATCTGGGTTGGATGGGTCACTGCTGTAGCCGCCGTTGCTCCAGCTTGAAGCTTGAAAGTGAATTTTGGCTATTGCCAAAAGAATTAGAAGTAGAATCAGCGAAAAAGCGGCTATGGTTCTCTCTTGCATTTTAACCTAATTGTCGTATTTATGGTTGGTTAGGGTTTTAAGATTTGCTTAAAATCAATTTTCTTTTGCGGACTATTATCGTCAGCAATGTTGCTGTTATAAGCGTTGACATGATTAGATAGGGAGCAAATTCGGGTATTACAAATGGCAGTTGCAAAGTTATTATCTGATTCCAAAACATTTCTATTGACTCTTCATCGCTATAGCCGTCGTACTCGCCGATTATGGTATAAGTTCCAACTGGATAATCTCCAGTAGCATTAACCATAGCATACATAAGGGTTAGTCTTGCCCATCCATATGCATCGGCTTGTTTTGTTTCTGCTATGGATGAGTTGGAGTATTTTGCGGTTACGTTTGCATATGGAACATCATCGCTATTTAGGTCTATAACATGAACATCAAGATACCAGTAAATGTAAATTTCAGCTTGACCGCCTACGTAGGGAGTTGCAGCAGTGGAATTTACTGCCCATATTCTTGAATTGCCAAGTGCATTGACAAAATTGCCTTCTGAATCGAAGCTGTAGACCGTGGAATAGTCATAAGTATTTAATGTATTCACTGTGGTGTTGTGGAATATGCCTTGCGAAAACTCTCTCAGTGTTATAGTGTATAGGTTGGAGTTGGAGAATGTGGCGTTTGTATGCGCTCTTAAATAGAAGTTCCAATTGCTGACGTAAGTATCTTCTAGCGTTAAGTTTGGAATTGAGGAGCCAACAGCAGAACAATTTAGGGGAAAATTCCAGTAGTGGAAAAAGCCTAGTTTAAGCCCGTTTACAGAATAATTCGAGTCAGATGTGCCTATTCCCAAATATTGGTTAATTATGCAGTTGGTTAAAACAAAGTTTGTTCTACTGTCTGCGTGAACTTCTTTTAGAGTGCAGTTTGAGATTAAAACCTCAGTAGGGTCCCAAGCATAAATTCCATGAAATGTGGAATTTGACGCGGTAATGCTGGAGGATTGTTGAGTGCTTATGTATGAATGCTCACATGTGGAGTTAGATAGTTTAATCGAAGATTTGCTGAAAAGCGAAAACTCTATGTATTCGCTGGTGAATAGCCCATTGATTTCTGCTGTGCTGTTACCCCAGAAATTTACGTCCAGAGCATAATTGTTTGTAAGTATCGAAGCATTCTCCACGATTAAACGTGGGTTGCCGTCAACTGGATTTTGGAAAGTCATGCTAAATTGGTTATGAGCTGTTTGTGTGAAATTCAATGTGGCATTTCGCAATATCAATGTTGCATTTTCTTTAACGATTATGCTTCCATTTATGTTGAATTCGCCTTCAATAGTATACACATCATTATCGTCGAGAATTAGGTCTCCCTGATAAATCAAAGTTATATGGTAACACCTAATTATCCTATCAGCTTTGTCGCCGTCACCATTCAAGTCTTCATCTACACTGCTTTCATAAGTGTAGAACGCAATCATGTCTGCATCAACAGACGCATAATAGCCTACAGCAGATGTGCAAAAAGTAGCTCCAGTCGAGATGTCGTAGTATCTGATGACATTATCATCAAGGCTTCCGTCACCATTCAAATCCTCGCCAAAATCGGGTTCCCAAGTTTCAAAGGCAATCACGTTACCTTTCACGCATGGAAACGTGCCATAAACAGCAGTATTGGTGATTGTGCCTGAAGAGATGTTATAATACCGAATTATTCGGTCACTCATGTCTCCATCTTCATTTAAGTCCTCACCAATATCGTATTCGGATGTATAGAACGCTATAATATTATCATTGATTGAAACCTCGTGACCCACAGCAGCAGTATTAGTGATAGTCGCCGTTGACATGTTATAATATCTGATTATACTGTCCACAGTGTCACCATCGCCGTTTAAGTCAATGCTATCCCATTCTTCCCATGTTTCAAATGCAATAATGTTGCCGCTTTTGGATGCATATGCACCCAGAATTGTAGTAGCATTAAAGGTTAACCCAGTTGAAACATTATAATACCAAATAAAGCGGTCTATGCTATCACCATCTTCATTCAAATCCTCGCCAAATCCCCCTTCGGACACGGTGAATGTTATTATGCCATTGTCAACTGCCACATCATAACCTACCTCGCCTGTATTGTTAGTGGTACCAGAAGCAATATCGTAGTATCTTATCACGGTGTCATCCATGTCCGTGTCATTGTTCAAATCCTCAGCAACGCTAAATTCATCAGTCAAGAATGCTATAATGTTGCCTCCAATTGCAGGCTCATAGCCCACAGCAGTCGTATTAGTGGTAATGCCAGATGACACATTATAATACCTAATCACATCATCCAGCTGGTCTCCGTCTCCGTTCAAGTCAACGCCGACTTCTCCCTCATATGTGTAGAAGGCTATTATGCCATTGTCAAATGATTCAGCAGCAACAACCTCTCCAACAACACCCGTATTAGTAGTCTGTGCAACAACAGTAAAACGTAAAATGGAAGTCAGAATCAAAAAAGAAAATAAAATTACTTTAACCAACTTCATCATAACACACCGTACTTCATTTTGCCATTTCAGTTTTTATAATTTACGGAAGAAAAATCCGATTCTGAATAACTGTAAAGAAAACAGAGTGTGGTTATGGCTTTGCTGTGTCAACAAGTTTTTGAAGCCAAACCATGACGGCTGTTGGACCAACAAGCGCAGTATAAACGTCAAAAGTCATGCCAGCCACATCCAAGCCTAAAGCAGAAAAAACGCCGATGGCTACTGTTCGCAGAAACTTTTTCCAACTGAAAGCCTTATCCTGCGCAGCATACCCCAAAAAAGCATAGACAAGCGCTGCACACACACCTAAACCAACATTTAACACATTCATGGCCTATTTTCACCTCCTTTTAGTCGCATTTTCCCGCCTCCACGAAAGGCGCTCGTATTTGGCTTTTGAAAAGAGGAGAAAGGAGAAGCAAAAACAAGCATCATTTTGCACCTTCCATGGAGGTTTCGGGCTACGTTTTCTCCCATAATTCCCAACCAAATTTTATGGCATTCTTGCGAAACTCCTCATGCCTAATCAAACCCAACTCTGCCGCCTTCAGCATATCAGCCATGGCAATTTCAGGCGACTTTTCAGAACCCCAGTTTAGTCTAACTTGTGCTTCTGCAGGATTAAATCCAGCTTGCGCTAAGACTGTGTTAAAAATTTCATGTTCAACTTGACGCTTAATATACCGCTGAATAGGCTTAATCAACATTGACTGCAATTCCAACGCGGCTTTTGCAGAAGCTTCGGTGAATCCAGGCGTGCTAAACAATCGTGGCAAGGGTGTTTCACAGCCAAGATAAAACTGATTTATGATGTGGTCAATGTAATATTCGAAGCGTGCTCTTGGGTCTAATGTTATGGGTTTTATGTCGCCCTTCCCATTATAAAACAGCCAAGCGCCTTCTTCACTGCGGTTTTTTATTGCCTTTTCAAATTTTTGAATAGTTTCCTCATCAGCCTTCTCAAGCAAAGCCAAAACATCAGGTCCCGCATATTTCTCGAATATTTTTGGCATTATACGCTCTATTTTGGCTTTCATCCAAGCATAAGCTGGACGCCTATCAGAGTGAAAGATAAGCGAATGCAAAAGCACTTGTAAAACGCCAGTTCCGAAACCAGACAAGCCGAAACAGTTTATCCGCCAATGAATTAAGGCTTCAGACTTAAGGCTTTCACTGGCATAGGTCTGCTTTAGCTTGTAGCCTTCAACTTTGTAAGGAATTCTTAAGCCACTGTTCGGCAGAAAACTTTGCTCAACACGCTCTACAGCATCCACAGGAAGCCTATGCAATTTCACAAGTCTTTCAGGAGTAATTTTAAGCCAAAAATCATTTCCACATGCAATCAGCAAACGTGCCATATCGCAAAGCAAAGCATCCAAGTTAACATGCTCATTAAACTGGTCCACATTCTCTTTGGCTTCTTTAGCATGCGCATAATCCTTGTTAACTGTAGTGTAGAAGCCCATGCCAACTGCTGAAGCCGCAAGTAAATCAACACTTGCTTTGCACGCTGGGTCCCTCTCATAAAGCCTTACAACATCAGCAAGTGGAACACTTGGCGTCTCATAAACTATTGCGGTTTGCGAAACGGCATAGCCGCTTCTTATTTTAGGAGAAAAAGCTTCAAGTAAACGCTTTAGAACAATGCTCATTGCAAGCCCTCCAGAAACTTGAGCCCTTTTTCAGTAATCAGGTATGGAGCACGATGGGTCGGTTCACTTTTCTTTATGTAGCCATTCTGAACCAAATAGCGAAAAATGCCTTCAAAAGTCGCATGCGTCCCAGCTTTTCGCACTGTTCGCTTCTCAAGCTCTGTTCTGCAAAGATTTTGCCTACTAAGCTCATGCAACACGGTTCTTGCAAGATTTAATCTTTCATCCAACCTTCTCATGCAATTCAACCTCTACGGGCTTCTGCTTACTAAAAAATGGGGGAGAATGAAACGTGCAAATCATTAGCACATCAAAGTCATGTTTGCTATCAAGTGCATATGTTTTAGAGGCGGAATCAGGCGTGTATTGCGTCATTTCGGCACCGCATATTGGGCAATATTGCCAACAATCGCATGTAACAATGTCGCCTTGACGTTCTGAATAGAAAATTTTTCCACAGTTGGGGCATTTGCCTTCAAACTTTACCATTTTTCATCATCCAAAACTGTGGCTTACAGTGAAGTGCTAATGTTAATCATCTTAGCCACTGCTTTGCTTCGTAAGATACCTAAGCCAAAGCGTGTGGTAGCCCTAACACCGAACTCGCCAATTCGTGGGTCTTCCCAATCTTCAACAGTCACATCTCTTCGCAGAAGCATGATAGCAGCCACACGGGTGTCTATTGCATAGGCTGTTCCATTAGGCACTAAAGTGCTGGCTAAGACTTTCATTCCAAGAACACTGCCAATGATGCCATGTTCAAGGTCAACCTGCTCAGAAGGTAAATACTGTGCATGAATGAATTTGTCGTCGCTTAAAAGCTGATGTAACTGAATCTCATTGACTGCGAGCACTGTGGGGCGCCAATTCTCGCCTCTAATGGCATTATGAAGCTTCAACAGTCCAGACCAGTTTAAAGTTGCTCCACCATTGTCGATTGGTGCGCCGCCAGCCAAATCTGCATTTGCAATGGCGCCATATAAGTCTAATATTTTGTTTGTTTCAGTTTCGCCTAAAGCCCTTCCAACCTTTTCAATCATGCTATCCATAACATTCCATGTGGCGTCTTCAAGAAACTCTCTGGTCCATTCTTCAGAAGCTTCTGCAATAATGTTTGTGTAAACGTCAACTGTGCCGATTTTCTTTCCGCTTAATCTTGAAAATGCCCCTTCAGCATAACGGTAAGCAATAGCCTTCTCATCAAGTGGAAACCTTTCCATGCTCTCTGTTGTAGGTCTAACTGTGATTATGTCTCTGCCAATCATTTCAGGGTTAGCTGCTTCCACAAGTGTGTCATGCATACGTCCCAAAGCACCAGTCATATCACTGAACAAACGTTCCTTAAGTCCCATCTCACAGTAGCGCTTCAGAAAAGGATGCACAACAGCCTTATGCTTCAAATCCTCTACAAGCTGCTTAAACTCAATGTCTGATTGCATGAGACTTTCAAAAAGTTTAGGCTTCATAGCAAATCACTTCCCAACCACAATGAAAATTAGGTCATCAGCAGTAGAAGCAGACTCGAGAGCAAAACCAAGCCTACGTGCATAATAAATCGTGTACTGTGCCGTTCCACCTTCATTCACTGCTTGGTCCGTTAGCTGAAGCACTCGTTTAGAAGCATCTGCGCCGTAAACAGCTTTGCCCCTGGTTATGGCTCCGCCCACCTTCACTTTAACCCTTCCACGAACTAGAACGGGACATGGATCGCCAGAAGAAACACTTTTAACAGCAATGCCTATGCAATCTTGAGCAGTGGTTGCTGGACTGACAGTGTCATCAGCACTTAAGTACACAGGGTCACCTTTAGTGATTGTTGCACCTGCAGTGAAAGTTTCAATCATGGCGTTTGGGTCATCTGTTTCGCCTATGCTCATCCATGTTTTTCCAGAATTATCCGCCATAAAGAAATCACTCCTCATTTTCTTTTTCGGTTTCAGCAAGCTCAGCCTTGCTTACTTCCCAAGTCACATAAGGTGACCATGAAGACTCGATTTTGCGAAGTCGTTCTTCAATGTCAACAAGCCATTTAGTCAGCAAATCATTTGAAAGGACACTTTCTTTAGCTGATTCATAAAGAGTTTCACTACGATTAACCATCTTACCTCACCCTTTCCCGAAGCTTCAAAATGATGCCACGAAGCTCCTGACAAAGTCTTTGAGAACCCAGACCCCAGCTACGTTCAACCATTGGACTGGGCAAAATATTCTGAATCATTCTTATCATTTCCTCAACTGGAATAATTCCCTTCGAGTTTTTCAGAAAACTATCATGCTCTTTCAACAGTGTCTGTGAATGTGCAGAAGTGGTCGCTGAAGCCATATAATGCGGATGCAAAAGAAACCAGTCACGAATCTTGTTCTCATCCCACATCTTGTCCTTCGCAAAAAAGATGCACTGAACCCTTCGAGTTTCAGGTTCATTCCGCAATTTTCCAGTAACAGCCAATATGCCATTTTCCCTGTCAAGCCATACGGTAGCAAAATGCTCTGGCAAAAAAGCTGAGGCATCTTGATAAAAGCCAAGAATATACTCGCCAGCAACTATAGGTTCATATGCTTGCTCTTTTGCAAGTTTTTCCATGATTTGAATGTTTGCTTCAGGTATGCCTGGAACAGCCACAAGACTTATTTCAGCATTATGAAGCCCATGGGGGATTTTTCCATCTAAGACGTCAACAGTCTCATAGTCTGCTCCAATACTTACATGTTTTATTAAGCCTTTACGGATTTTCTCAGCTATTTCATCATCGTAAATCTCAGCGTCATACCAAAGGTTTTGTCCATCCCACTCTGTTTTAACTATTTTACCAACAGCATTAGGCACAGCCACATGCTCAATATAAACTGGTGCTGAAACAAGCTTATTGGCAAAAGACTGCAATTCTTCAGGAGTGTAAATATTGAAATTTCGGCTCATGCCCGCAGTTATGGCTATGCCGCGAATTCGTAAAGGCTTGTCAACAATTTTCTCCAAAACCTTGAACGGCATTAAAGCCCAGAAATGCTCCCGCAAAACCTCTTCCTTATCATGCTTTTTAAACCATTCCTTGGCTTTGTCCAATGTCCAGCCCTTAGACACTTCGAATAAGTAGCTTTGAATTTCCATTGTTTCTTTGCCTTTAGGCTTTCCAATTACGGCTTTAATGCCCTCATCCTCATTCAAGGTAATAGTTCGTAGACTTTCAGGCTTGAACTCTTCTGGACTGCGATGTCCGCTACGGATATATTTATCAGTTATTTCCCAAGGCAATTTTACACAACCTCACACAACTAACACCAAGCTAATATACGAAGAAAATGAAAAGGCGAATTGTACAACACAATAGCCCACAAATGGGTCAATAGAAAATCCATCTGATTGGACTAAACCTTCAAAAGTGATGGAGAATGCCGAGAAAACGTATAGTGAAAGTGGTTCTGAGTAAAGAACAAAAAGAAATTCTTGACGAGTTAGCAAGAAGGTTAGGGACAAGCGAAAGTGAAACATTACGAATGGCTCTGATGGATTATGCAAAAGAGATTAACCTAATAAGTGAAAAAATACGAGGAACAAGCAAATAG